ATCAAGTGTCTCAAGGTTTTTAAGTTTACCAATATTTTCTGAAAGTGAGCTCATGTATACGCCACGCAAATCAATTGTTGTTGTATTAATGTTGTAGTTTAGACCCGCTATCTCAACACTATTCATTTTACAGTATACTTAGATTTTACTTCCCGCCCAATTCATTATCTGTGTGAGTGACCACGAGCTATCAATACTGTGTGGAAGTTCTATTTTGACCAAACCTTTTCTAACCTTTTCAACATTTATACCATTTATAAGTTTTGGTACTTGCACAATGTGATTCAATTTAAATCGTTTACCCTGTGCATTCGTTATTTCCAAGAAATATGGAAAGTTTGTTACAAAGTATTTCCATGAGAGTGTTTTTCTGTTTGCGGGTGGTACGTATTTATGAATGAGACCCCATACAACCATTTTGATGAAAATGAGACGATCCCTTGGATCTTTTGGACCGAGAGGTGTCCCCAATGTATCGTGCATCATGGCTATAAAAGCCTCAATGTAGCAAAAGTGATGCTGTGACAACTCGTCATATTGTGATATTTCAAAAGACTTTTCAAGAACCTTTAGATTTCTTATGTTAATTTTTGTATTCTTGAGGAGTCGCTTATAGTTGTCCAAGTTTGTTGTGACAAAACCACCCGTTGGCTGAAGTGAAGACTGTTTATTCCGTATTATGTATTGAGGTCCATACACTTTACGAAGTTCATTTTTAAATTCACTTCTACCCGCTCCCATTGAATTGAACAATTTAATTGATTTATCACTGTGATTAATTTTAGCGAGCGCGTAATGACCATCACCGCTTGAATATGTATGTGCGATATGAAGATACTGAACACCCGCACGGGTCTTTGTAGGTTTAGTCATATGTGATGTTTTACGACATTGAAACTTGAAGTTGTAGTTAGTCTCCTTTTTTATATCTCGCCCAATCTTTTCAAAAATACCCCGACTTTGAAGAAGTTGCTTGGCAATTTCAGCGGCATCCTCTATAGCCATGAGGTGTCTCGCCGCAAGACTTGTGTTCATACGACTTTCTATATAATCATTTGTGTCAATGTCTGACGTTTCCCCCTTTACCCTCAAAAGATTGTTACGGACATCTTTGTTATTGATGAGTTTAATAGGGGTGAGATTCATATCTTACATATCATTGATATTTTTAAACCAATCGTATGTAAAAGTTTTTACGAATACATTATATTTAAAATTAGTTACCAAACGCGATACCAGCCATACCATTCTTCACACGGAGAACGTTATAGTTGACTGCGTACACGCGAGCGGGTTTGGATGAATCAGCGGAGCTCACATCATTGAGTTGTAACTTGGCGTTATCAATGCGTGAGAAGTTGAGACTACCAGCTGGTTGAGACTTGGCCAAATTGAGGCAGAATGGCCATGTGTACACGGTATCTTCGTCAAGAGTATCAGACCCGATAGCGGTGCAGTGCATCTCTGGAACAACGTCGTGGTGGTACACATTTGACATATTTTCAAAGAGTGCTGTACCGTTAATGTAAAGCGACGCAGTGCTAAAAGTGTAGTGATCTTCCCAATTCGTACCAACCGCATCACCCGCAACCAAGTGAATCGCCTTTACTGGGTGGTTGAAATATGTGAGATCAAATTCAGAATCGGCTTGTGAGCCTGGTTGATACTGGGTTTGTGTGATCAATAATTCGTGTTCATTATCCGTGAAAAATTTGCGTTCGTCTGTGTCAAGGTAGACATAGTTCGCATAGATCTTTGGTGTACCAGTCAAAGTGTATTGATCTTGGAGCTTTATACGAAGTTCAACTTCGTGGTACTGGAGAGCCACAAGTGGAAGACACTTAGTCCAATCTTCACCGAAGAAGAATGGGAGAACGTAGTGATCACCATTGGAGTTATTTGGAGACGTTTCCGTCGTGTGTCTCATACCAGATTTGGCAGATGATTCATTGTAGAGGGGATTGTAAACACCTTGAATGAAAAGGGAATCAAGTTCGCATACTTTTTGACCACCAACCCACAATTGGAAAGTTGTTGGCTGAGACGCGGCACTGTCAAACATAGCATTGTTTCCACCAGGTACGGCAATACCTTGAGCTTCAATCCACACGTAGCTCAAGAGATCACCCTTGGACTTGAGTGGAACAACAACTTCGTTTGAGGCACCGAAAGTACCGATATAGTCAACGCGCTCTGGTCGCATCGCAAAGTTAGTGTGTCGCTTGTAGTTTTGTCGGAAGAAACTGACCTGAGGTTGACCAGTGATATACACATCCTGGGCACCTTTAGATACAAGGTCAATCAAAGCAGCTGACATTTTTACTAATAAAGTATATTAAAATTTTCGGCCGATGATTGCATAATGGTAGTGTTCCAAGCACTCACGTGGGAATCCCGAGATACAGATGACGAGCATTTGATCAGTATCTTTGGTAAGACGGAGGATGGAAAGTCTGTATGCCTTACAACAGCGTTTACACCCTATTTTTTTATTAAACTTCCAAGTAACATTGATGCTGGAAAGATTCAGAGAATTTACAATATCCTTGATGATAAATGTAAAGATTCTTTGGTTGCTTATTCTGTACTGAAATCAAAAGATGTTTGGGGATTTCAAAACAGTGAAGAGTTTGCATTCATGAAAGTCAACTTCAAACATCTTCAAGCACGAAGGTTTGTAGATTCATTTCTGAGAAAACCCCTTGATAGGACACCTGAGCTTTTTAATATTTTTGGTACCAGAAATATAAAAGTATATGAATCTAATTTGGATCCTGTATTGCGCCTGATGCATCGCACTGGAATACAATCTACTGGGTGGTTGGATACTGGAAGTAAATGTAGTCGTTCGCATCTTGCAAACGTTGACATTGATCTTTTCTGTAATGATTGGACGTCTCTTACACCCGTGGCCCGAGATGATATCGCACCATTTGTAGTGGCATCTGTTGATATTGAATGTAATAGTTCTACGGGTAAGTTTCCTGATGCGGATATTACTGGGGATGCATGCTTTCAAATTGCCATTTCCCTGTGTACATTTGGTTCTGATGAACCATATGATAAAACATGCTTGTGTTACAAGAAAACGGATTCCAACTTGGACGGTTGTAATATCCGTAGTTTCGCCACAGAAAAGGAAATGCTTGAGGCTTTTCAAAAATATATTCACACCAAAGATATTGATATTATCACTGGTTGGAACATCTTTGGTTTTGATATGGAGTACATTTACAAACGTGCTCAAATTAATAGGTGTCACTATGATTTCTTCAACCTTGGTAAACTCAAAGACACTGAGTCGGAACTTGTCATCAAAAAACTTTCATCAAGTGCTCTTGGTGATAACCTCCTGAAACTACTCCCAATGAGTGGACGTTTCATTTTTGATATGTTCCATGAAGTAAAGAAAGGATACAAACTTGATAGTTATAAGTTGGATAATGTATCAAAGTTATATCTTGGCGATCAGAAGATTGACATGTCTCCAAAGGAGATGTTTGCACGTTACAGAGAAGAAGATCCCGTCAAATTACGAGAGGTTGCTGAATATTGTATTAAGGATACACTCTTACCACACAGACTCATGAAAAAACTATGCACTCTCCTAAACTTGATTGAGATGGCCAAGGCGACTTGGGTTCCAGCAACCTTCCTCGTGGAGCGAGGACAACAGATTAAGGTATTTTCACAACTTACGAAGAAGGCTCGGGAGCTTGGTTTCATGGTACCAACTATTCGGTATGGTGCTATCCCCGAAGAACCTTATGAAGGTGCTACAGTTCTGGAGGCTCAAAAGGGTGCTTATTATACACCAATCACAGCCCTTGATTTTGAAGCACTGTATCCATCTATTATGATGGCGCATAATTTGTGTTATTCGTCATATGTTATGGATGAAAAGAAGTATGGTGCAGTGCCAGGAATTACCTACGAAACTTTCAACATTGGTGACAGAACGTATAAGTTTGCCCAAGATGTACCGAGTCTTCTTCCGAGTATTCTTCTTGAATTGAAACAATTTCGTAAGCAGGCAAAGCTAGATATGGCGAATGCCACAGGTTTCATGAAGGAGGTCTACAATGGTAAACAATTGGCTTATAAGATCTCAATGAACTCTGTCTATGGATTCACCGGGGCTGGTAAAGGTATTCTTCCCTGTGTTCCCATTGCCTCTACAACGACGTGCAAGGGTCGCTCAATGATTGAAGAGACAAAGAATTACGTAGAGGCAAACTTCCCAGGGGCAAAGGTAAGGTATGGCGACACGGATTCAGTTATGGTTGAGTTTGATGTAGGTGATCGTAAGGGGGAGGAGGCTATTGCGTATAGTTGGGAAGTGGGTGAGAGAGCTGCAGAGGAATGTAGCGCCCTCTTCAAGAAGCCCAATAATCTTGAACTTGAGAAGGTTTATTGGCCTTATTTCCTCTATAGTAAGAAGCGGTACGCTGCAAAACTTTGGACAAAAGGTAAAGATGATAAGA